CTCCACACGTCGCTGTCGATACCGCCAACATCTACAACGGCGAAATCGGCACCTTCGAGTCGGTGCGCTTCATCGAAACCCCACGTGCAAAGGTCTTCGAGAACGCCTCGAACGGCACCAGCACCACCGGAACCATCGACGTGTACTGCACCCACATCATGGGTCGTCAGGCGCTCGCAAAGGCGTACAGCCAGGTTGATGGCAACAGCGCGTTCCCGAAGGTCGTTCGCGGCCCGATCGTGGATTCGCTCATGCGTTTCAACCCGATCGGCTGGTACTGGCTCGGCGGTTACGGTCGATTCCGTGAGGCATCGCTCCGTCGCATCGAGTCGTCGTCCAGCATCGGCGCAAACAGCTAATTGATTTAGCTGTCCCTCGCAGAGCGGGGAGCATCGGGTGTTTCACCTGATGTTCCCCGCTTTTTGCGTTTGCTACACTTGTCGCGATGTCAATTTCTAACTACGCCGAAAACGCACTACTTGACACTCTGAGGAATCAGTCGTTTGCTGTCACCACCACTTACGTCAAGTTGCACACCGGCGACCCAGGCGAGGCGGGCACGAGCAACGCTGCGACTGAGACTACTCGTAAGTCGGTGTCGTGGTCGGCTGCTTCGTCGGGTTCGATGGCTTCTTCTGCGACTCTTGAATGGACCAACGTCGCGGCAACAGAAACGTACTCACATTGGTCGCTTTGGGATAATGCTTCTGCGGGGAACTGTTTGTGGTCTGGTGCTTTGTCTTCTTCTGCCGCTGTTACTGCTGGGGATACGTTTCAGATCACTTCTCTCACCTTGTCGCTCGACTAGCCGTTAGGGGATAACCCCTTATGGCTCTAACGATTTCTGAGGCGGGTAGCGCAACTTCTAACACCTCGTCTTCGACGCTGGTTGTTACTCCAACGGTTTCGTTTTCTGCGAATGATGGTGTTCTTGTTTGTATCGCCGCCGATAATTCAACCGCACAGGGCGGTTTGCCGTTTTCGTCGGTTACTGATTCTCAATCAAACACATATACGCTTGTTCGGAGCGTAAAACAGCAAGGGGCATCCCAAAATAATCTTGCCTGTGGCGCTATTTATTTTTGTGTTGTGCAAAATGCGTTGTCTGTATCGGATTCAATCACTGTCAACCTTCTAAATAACACGACCGCAAAAGCCGCCGTTACATTCAAAATTGGTGCTGCAGCGAATAAAAAACCCAGCCAAATTAGTGATAATGTTTTCAGCCCTACTGGTGATGCGTCTTCATCGTCGAGGTCTACAACGACTATGACATCTGGCGATGCGTTGGTCTTCCTTCTTGCCATCGAAAACAATGGTGTTGTGACTGGTGACTCAGACACAACAAGGGGTTCTTGGTCATCTGCCTATGTGGCAAATGCGGATTCTGGCACAGCGCTTACATCCATGCAGGCATTTTCGCAATATAAAATTGTTACAGGGAATGGAACCCAAACATGGGATACAACATTCCCAAGTTCTAGCAGTTTTGCAACAGCATACGCCACATTCAGAGAAGTTGCTGCCCTTTCAACATTTGATAGAACTGCCACTGGGTCTGGTACTGGGACAGCAACAGCCGCCACAAAAGTAACCCAACTTCGACTTGGCATCCACACCGATTTTTCATTCGGTTTTATCAACGGTGCGGGACGTTTCTATATCGGTCCGCCAACCATTGTGCGCACCGCTACAGGCTTGGGGACGGGTGCTGGGTCTGCGACAAAGAAAATAGTTGCTGTCCGAACCGCCACAGGCTCAGGTATAGGTACATCAAATAACGCGATAGTTCACGGACTGCTTCGCACCGCATACGGTTCTGGTGGGGCATCTACTGGTGACAATGGTTTGTTCCTTGTCAAACGTTTACGAACCGCCACAGCATCGGGGGCAGGGTCGTCATCGTCTGCGTTTAGTGTGACTAAAATCCGTGTCGCTACAGGGTCAGGTATCGGCTCATCTGCTATTGTCGTCACCCGTGTTGTACTTAGAACCAGCAGCGGTCAAGGCATTGGCGGGTCGTCGACGACACGGATTCTTGTTGCGCTCAGAACGGGAACTGGCTCGGGCGCAGGTACGCAGACGTCGGTTGGTGCTCGAACGCTCAAGCGTGCTTGCACAGGTTCGGGAAGCGGAAGTGGCACAGCCGATTGGTTGAAGTCCCACATCTTCCGAGTCCCCACCACCCGCACCTACCCATTCGCCGAACGCCTCTCTGAAGAAGCACCAGACAGATTGTTCTCCCACACCCCACAAGGCATCCGAGCCAAAAACCTCTACCGTCTCAGCGACGGCACCTACACCACCACAGACCCGCGACGCCCAGAACTCATCACCCGCACCTACTACGGTGGGCATGACATATTCTTGACCGACGAAGAAGTAACCGAACTCACCGCCGCAGGATACGGAGCCAGCATCACCTAATGGCAACCTTCACCCCACCAACAGACAACTTCGTCGTACCAGCCATCATTCAAGATGTCATGTCCATGCTGCCCATCAGCAAAGAAGAACGCATCGCCAACAAACTCGGTGTCCATATTGAAGCCTCGGGCAGAGGAAGAAACATCTTCCTGCTCACCAACGGCACCTACACCGAACGCCAACCATCCGACTACACGCTCATCTCAAAGGTTTACTATGGTGGGCACAGTACAGAAGTGGACGCAACCGAGGTTGCATCGTTGACCGCCGCTGGATACGGAGCATACATATCGTGAAGCACAGAGAAACCCATCCCAACCTGGATGTCGAAGGCTGTTTCGGTTGCAGGGTCGCAGGTATCCGAATGGGTACCAACTCGACCACGTCGCGGGGCGCTAAGGTGGCGTCAATAAATCAGACGGAACGAAACTGGAACAAAGATATGCCCGCCTATAAGCGGCTCCGTGCAAACGGATTACAGCCGAAGAAGATTGACGGTGCAGCCGAAGTTGAAAAGAAAGCGCAGGAGTCATGGCAGGTAGAAACGGGGATACTGCCAAACATTTAGCGTTCATCGGACCAGACCTACCCCATGTCGGGTACGGTCGCATGTTCGTCTCGCTTAGAGACACCCTCGCCACAAAGGTCAACCTCAACGACCGTGCCGAGCATGTGGTGTATGCGATGCAACCAGACATGGTCAAAGGCTGGTATCACGGGCAAAAAGCCACCATCCTCACCATGTGGGAATCAGACAAACTCCCACCAAAATTCTTTGAGTATCTCCCCCAATTCCAAACCGTCATCGTTCCCTGCCTCCACAACTTTGACCTATTCTCCCAATACCACGACAACGTCCACGTCATACCGCTCGGCGTAGACCGCACCATCTGGAAACCCAACCCCCAGCCATCGACAGACCGCTTCAAGATTCTGTGCGGCGGGTCCGAATGGCATCGCAAAGGACTCGACGTTGTCTTGGACGTGTTCAACATGTTAGGTATGCCTAACAGTGAACTGCACATCAAGATAGTCCCCCCGTATAGGTCTGCCCCAGAACGCATCGACTACCCGAACGTGGTGGTGCATCGGGACTGGATGACCGTAGAAGAAGAAGCCGCCCTCATGCAATCTATGGACTGTTTCGTATCTGTTTCCCGTGGCGAAGGCTTCGGACTCATGCCCCTCCAAGCAATGTCCGCAGGCATCCCGACCATCCTCACGGACGCTCACGGTCACCGAGAATTCTCAGACCTTGCTACCCACCGCATCTCCACTACCCCACAAAAAGCGACCATCGGCAAATGGTCAGACATCGGCAACTGGGAAGAACCAAATCGGGAAGAACTAGCCGAAGCCCTCTGGGACATGTACAAGAACCGTGAAAGGTACACCCAGCAAGCACTTGACACAGCCCCAGAAACAGCCGCCTTCAACTGGGAAACCTCAGCCAACCAACTCCTCCAAATCGTCAAACCCACCAGCAACACCGTCGACTCCAACTGGGTACGGGCAGGAGACGTCACCACCCCCATCAGGGTCAACCGCCGCATCAAAGCCGACATCGGTGCCCACCACATAGACCTTGCCCCTGGGCAGACCTATCATGTAGTGTTGAACGTCAGAGATGTTCTGAAAGAATCAGGGTATCTGCTGGAGGACCAGTGAAGAAGCCAACTAAAGCACAGAAGAAAATCACCAAGGTGATGCGCGAATACAAGGGCGGGACGCTGCACTCTGGCAAAGGTGGTCCCGTTGTGAAGTCCCGTAAGCAGGCTGTCGCTATCGCGCTGTCCAGTGCTGGAAAGTCGAAGAAGAAGCGTGGCAAGTAAAAAGGCTTTCTGGGATAAAAAGAATCCCAACAAGAAGTCAACCCCGTTGACTCCGTCGCAGAAGTCTGCGGCAAAGGCACGAGCGAAGAAGGCTGGACGTCCTTACCCGAACCTCGTCGACAAAGCATGGGCGAAACGTAATGGCTAAGTATCAGGGCAAGAACGTCTCGCTGAACAGCCCGCGCCCCATCAAGAAGGGTGAGCCAGGGTACGGTCGCAAGAAGTCCGTCGTGTATGTGTCGGCTGGGGAACAGGTGAAGCGTGTGATGTTTGGCGACCCGAATATGACCATCAAGAAAGAACAGCCTGGTCGCCGCAAGAACTTCCGTGCCCGCCATAACTGTGATAATCCAGGTCCTAAGACAAAGGCGCGTTACTGGTCTTGTAAGGCGTGGTAAACTCCCCTACACTGAACTAAGAGTCAAGGAGTATTTATGCCGATGGTCGGAAAAAAGGAATTCCCTTACACGAAGGCTGGCATGGCTGCCGCTAAGAAGGAAGCCAAGAAGTCTGGCAAGCCAATGAAGAAGGCTAAAAAGAAGAAGTGACCACAGCCGCAACCGTCATTGACAGGACGTTGCGCCAACTACTCTCAGGAACGGTAGAGGCTCGCAACAAACTGGCTTCTAGTGTCGACTCGTCCACGACGAGCGTAACTGTGTCATACAACCTGGAAGGGTTGCGTCCAGGACAGGTATGCGAAATCGACTCAGAAGTCATGTATATCTGGGAAACCGACCCCAACACCAAGACCTTGACGGTTCAGCGCGGATTCAACGGAACAACCGCAGCAAGCCATAGCGCCAACGCAATCATCACCGTCTCCCCACGCTTCCCCCGTGCACAGATTCTTGAAGCAATCAACGACGAGTTGGCAGACCTGTCATCCCCGATGCACGGACTGTTCAAGGTCACGAGCATGAACCTGGATTACAACGGTTCCGACAGCATGATTGACCTGACAGGCGTGACCAGCATCATTGACATTCTCCAGGTTTCTGTTCGTTACATGACCGACGATTACCCCGTAGCCCGCAAAGTGCGTCTTGTCCGCGACGTCCCAACCGACGACTTCCCATCAGGATTCGCCCTCCGCTTTGACCAGGGTGTATTCCCAGGGCGTCTCCGCATCGTCTACAAGGCACCATACAGCAGCGCCACCACTGAAGCCACCGACATCAACAGCACCTGCGGCGTTCAGGATTCGGTCACGGATATTGTGACGTTGGGTGCGCAGATTCGTTTGATGTCGCCACGAGAAATCAAGCGCAACTTCACCGAATCCCAGGGCGATACTCGTCGCGCTGATGAGGTTCCCGCTGGTTCTGTCGCTGGGTCTGTTTCGAATCTTCTTCGTTTGCGCCGCGACCGCATCCAGGCTGAAGCCGCACGACTCGCAAGGGCATACCCCACCTTCCTCAACAAGGACTAAGCCGTGTCTGACATCCTGTACAGGTTCACGGACGCTTTCAAACCTGCACCAAAATTCTTTTCAGGTGGAACAACCAGCCAACTCGTACCAGACGTTTTCCCTATCGCCATTGACGGTCGCCCCTATCTCATCGACCAAAAAGCAGGCACGTTCGCTAGAGGATTCGAACCGCGTGTCCGTGACTCTGTTGACCAGTCCACCGCCCCAGGCGAAGCCGCTATCAACCCGCAAGGTTTGTGGCGTCGAGGCGAAGTGTCATGGCATTACGGTGCAGGACAAAAATATGCGGACACCGCCGAAGCACAGGACTACAGATTCCACACGTCCAAAGGTGTCGACCCTTGGACCAAAGGGCAGTTGACGCTTCTCCCAAAAACAAAGGTGTCTCTTGCTAATGCCGCCACTACCGCCCATGTGGTGGTACAGGACGGGCGTGTCTATGCGTCTCTTGGTGCAGATGTCAAATACACCACCGACCCGTACGCCTCATCCCCAACCTGGTCCGATGCGACAGGCGAACCAGGCGGAACCTGCGCAGCAATGGCAACCGACGGCTCACGCATCTATCTCGCGTTCCCGTC